CAACACCTCGTTGGTCGGATCGATGGCGTAGCGCTTCTGGCTCGCCCAGAACTGTCCTTGGGGATCGGGGCGCGTGTGGTTGATCAAGTCGAGCACACTGCCGATCGGCAACCCATCGATGTAGAGGTTGTGCCCGTTGATCCCCGCGCTCAGCAGCGACTCCATGGTGCCGAGCCCCGGGGTGTTGTCGAAGTTACCGCCAAAGAACCGGCCCGCATTGATGGGGCTCTGGTTCAGGTACGCCGGGAACGGGCGCCCGGCGAGAACCCCTTCAGAGACACCGCGGCCAGCATGCACCACCGAGATCAACTGCATGGCACGCCCGGCGGAGTACGTGACGCTGTACTCGGGGGTGAAGGGGACGGTCTCCTGGTTCTCCGGCACGATGGTGCCGTCGTCCTCGATCGCGTACGCGTTCACGCCGAGCACGTTGAAGAGGTACGAGAATGCCACACCCTGAGTCTCCCCCGGCGGCTTCACTGGTGGGCTGGGCTCAGGCCGAGGGTGAAACTCCGTCGGGGTGATCTTCGCTCGGACTCCCCAATACTCGCTACTGGCCCAATATCCCCGTGGATGCACGCGTTGATGTGAGACGAATCCCAACTCGTTGATGACTGCCCGCGCGCTCACCGGCTTCAACTTGTCGATCACGTTCAACAGGACGTAGCGCTCTTCCTCGGTGATCGTTCGCTTCGGCCGGATGACGAAGGTCTCTCGATCCATGCTCGACACCGGATTTCCCGCGAGCACATCGCCACCAGGGATCTGGTCAGACCCGTCGAGTTGCCCGTAGGTGTAGCCCTCCAGGTCGAGGTAGTTGAAGGCCTCCAGATCGCTGTACGTCTGAAACGTGTGGTCGGCCTGCACAAACCCTTCGAGGATGTCGCAGTCGACGGCAAGCAGCGCCTCGGCAACGAGTTCCATGCCGACGGGGGTCGCGCCGTAGTGCAGAGCCCAGGCGAATTCACGAATGCGCGCTCGATACGACGCGTCCTTCGCTTCCTGCTCAGCCCACTCCTCCTCGGTCGCCAGATCAATGGCCGGATCGAAGTCCAACACCTCGGACGAATTGCGCCGAATGCCGAAGATCGCCCCCCAGAAGCGGTCGAGGTCGAGAAAGCGCGCCCCCGTGAGCACCGCACCGAAGCGGCTGTACAACAGGCGCTTGCGCAGTTGCCCGGCCCCCGCGTCGCCAAGCAACACCTTCATCAACTTGACGAGGTGGTCTTCGGCCTCCAGTCGGTAGACGCCTTCGGGGAAGTGGGCGAGGCGCTTCTCGATCGAGGTCGGGGCGATGATCGGACCGGTGATGTGCGAGAACGACTTCGGGTCCGGCAGGTCCTTGGGAACCTGTGCGTCGAGAAGGTCCGGGTTCTGGTACTCAGTAACCACGTTCCAGCCACCTTTTCTCGGTCACATTCCGCCGATCGAGTTCTGCGCCCGCAGGTCGACGATCACGTCGTTGAGCACCGGCAACTCGTTGTCCCCGAAGGCGATATCAATGACGCGCTTAGGCGTGCCGTTGTCGTTGAAGTTCGTGATGATCGTGCCGGTACTCGGATTCACGCGCGCGATCCCGAAGTTTGTGGCATGGTCGGCGCTGTTGAAGAACCGCACCGAGTCGACCCCGTCAACGGAGTGTACGACGGCGAGGACATCCGACCACTGGATCCAGCCGTTGAAGCCCACGTGCCGGAGGTAATCGCGCAGCACCTGACCAACGGAGGAGTCAAGGTCAACCCCGGAAAAGTCAGGCTTCAGGATGATGGCGAACCAGAAGTTCAGGTAGTACAGGTCCGCCTGGTGTACCCACACATCCGTGGAGACCATGCGCCAGAGATCGAGTTGCTTCTCGATGTCCGTCGGGATCTCGTTGTAGGTGTAGGTGATCTCGTCGGTGCTGTTGTTCGGAGGTGGGCCAGCAGTAATCGACCACTCGATACCCGAGCGCGAACGCGGCCCAAGCCCCCAAGGAGAGATGTCGTTCACGAGCCAGAAGTGGGTGTCCTTGATGTACGTCACGCCGTTGAGCACGATCTGGTTACCGATCACCGGGTTCATGACCGGACTGAAGGCGTAGCGAATGAAGTAGTCGCCCGCGAGAGGCTGAGTCCCATCCTCTCTGCGGAAGTTGGCCCGGTTCAGGGGGTCATTGGCGATGTTGTTGAACGTGAAGGTGTTGCGCCACACGAGCGTCTCGGTGGCCTCGATCTCTCGCTGTCCGTCGACGTAGATATCAATCCGGTTGGTGATGCCATCAGTGGGCACGTTGCGCGACGCATCGGAGACGTACTCGAACTCCAACTCATAGATGCCGTCGGGACAGTTGACGGTATCGAGGCTGTCGATCTCCGGTGGGTCCACCAGTGTGTTGAAGTCATAATGCACCGTCGGAGTGAGGATGTTGCCCTCCACCAATGACGGCCCAAAGATCACGGAATCCGGGTAGACGAATTGGCTGTCTTGCACACTCGTGACGCCGTTCTGGGTCACGAGTTCGATCTGCTCGAAGTGACGCTTGGTCGCCCCGACCACGTTCACCTGGAACACGTCGGGGTCATCGAGCGCCAGCCCGACGTACATCTGCTCGGTTCCGGCGATGTTGCGCAGCACGCTCTTCTTGAAACGAGCCCGGAGCGCTTCGTCACTCTCGGCATCGGCCCCACCCGTAAAGGCCACCGGGTTCGTGACGCCAGAGACACCCAGAACCTGGTTACCGATAGCGGTAATGGTCGAGGCCTGAACGTTGCCTCCGTCACCGCCGAGCACTGCCTGCGCGGGCACTTCGACTTCGGTCGCCCCGATGCCCAGGATGGCTGCTGCGTTCGTCACGAACGCCAGCGGCTGGAGGTCGTTGGTCAGGACCTGGGTGCCGAAGGGGATGAAGTACTCCTGGGTTGCCGGGCTGGGGGTACCGAAGACAACGCTGCCGCTCGCTCGACGTGCTTCCAGACGACGGAACCCGACGACCGCCACGAACGCGTCGAGATCAGCGCCGGTCTTGGTGTCAACGTCGTAGATGTAGTGAAGGATGTAGGTATCGGTTTGACTCTCGTGGATCACCTCGGCCACTGCATCAAGGATCTTGCGCAGGGGCGTCCCGATATTCGTATCGAGTTCGGGATCCGACAAGGCCAACGTCGAGCGCATCTGCGACGTGATGTCCTGTCGAGTCGGCAGAGTGGGCATCTCTAGACCTCCACGAACCCGGTGGTCAGTGACAATGCCCCAGCAATGTCGATCTCCTCACCGCTCATCGTATCGATTATGACGACGAACTTGACGGTATCCATCTCGATCTTCATGTCGATCCGTGCCAAGCGTCGGATCACCTCGCCTGCCCCATAACGAGGCTTCTTGCCGCGGTTGGCTTCGCGCTCGATCAGTGCCCGCTGCAAGATCATGTAGTTACCGATGACCCGTTCCATCTCGGAACGCAGGAGCACCTCCAGAGATGGGCTCATAGGCTCCCCGATGTAGGTGTCGAAGAGCGAACCCCACCGAGGGTGGAAGCGATCGTTGCCGAGCCGTTCTCGGATCGCGAGGGCAAGATCCTGCACCAACTTGTTCGGTCCAGTCACCATCGACAGCGACCCACCATCAAGCGCCAAGTCACCGCCGGTGATCTGGAAGGTCTTCATGCTGCCCTCACCGCCGTGATCTCCAGGATGTAGGGCTGCAAGTTGTTGTGGGGCGATCCTGCATTCGCGGCCACGGCGGCAACAATGGAGATCCCAGTCGCGCGGTTATTGACATTGGTGTCATCGTCCGCGATGGTTCCGCCACTGTTGGTCTTGCCCAACCGGCCCGTGCCAAACCCCAGTGTGGACCCGCCGGTCCTCCGCTGAAGCAAGTCGTGGTCATGTGTGGGGTCATTGACGCCATGACCGTGCGGAGCGATACCACTCTCCCCCGAGAGAAGCAGGTGATCCTGCTCACCTCCAGTAGCACCAAGAGTGTTCGCAACTGTCAGGATCCCAGCGTCCGTACCGCCCTGGTTGTCGAGCGCGACCCCAACCTTGCCGTTCTTATTGCGGACGTTGAACGTTGACGCCCCATCCCCCGCTCCGTAGGGGTATCCCGAGTCTCGGTACATCGCGTGCAGGATCGGAAACTTCGAGCGCGGGATAGCGCGACCATCCTCGACAACGAAGTTCCACGGCAGAAACCCTTCGGCACAGGTCCAGACGATGGACTGGCCGATGAGCACGCCACCCAGCGGACCCAACCGCTGCATGTCACTGTGATGACCTCGGCGACGGATGATGCCACGCAGCCCCTTGTTCATGCTGCCCCCTCGAAATCCCCGCCAGTGGAAAAGACGTTGACGACACCGCTTGTCGGAGTGGCGGTAATCGACGCCCCCAGCGCGTCTCCCTCTTCCAGCACAAGTGCCTCGTAGAGATGTGTGTCGGAGATCGGAGGAACCGTCGCCGACCCAGCAGTCGGGTTCCCTAGATCGAACTGGTCACGGAAGTACCACGTCAAACCCTTCTTCAGGAAGATGTTGACGATACAGTCCGCCGGATCTCCCGTTGAGATGATGAAGATCTCCTCGATCTTCGATCCACCAGCGGGTGCGGTGAACAGCGTCTCGATGGTGCCAGTGCCGTTGCGGTTCGTGTTCGCGACCGAGACAGCAACCACATCCACCCGTGGCGTCGCTGCATATGCGGGGTCCTTGGCCATGCCCTACCTCACAAAGAACCATCGAGGGGTGTCGAAGTCATGCGTCGACACCGGCTGAAGGGTGAACACGTTCCCCGCGGCGTCGTACACGTACGCCTCGCCATCTGCGGGTGGCTGGTTCTCGATCGTCGTCCCGCGGAAGCGTGCAGTATCCATGTCCTCATCGGTTGCTCCAACCTTGGCAACAAAGGCCCAGTGGTTCTGACCAAAGACGTTGCGTTCGATGATCCATGTCTCGCCAACTTCGGGGCCCCGGAACTTTCCCGCGCGCACGTCGTAGGGGATGACCTGTTGACTACCGATGGCGTCAACGACGTGCACCTCGTTGCGATCGATGTCGACCATAACGATGGTGCAACTGCGGCTCGTCTCGTGTGGAGTCGGTGTGATCTGGCTCATACCCGACCTCCTTGCGGAATGAGCCCGAGGAACCCACCTTCGGTCCGAGAGATCCCGAACACGTCAACGTCGGTCTCGAAGGTTCCCTGCTCGAAGTCGAAGGTGTGCGTGACGTTGTTGGCATAGAACTGCACGCCGAACGACGGCAACTTCACGATCATGCCGGGGAACAACTCCGGCATCCATGTGAGCGGGATGCGCGCGTTGAACTGGGCGCTCCAGTTGATCATGAACTGGCGCACCGCAAGCATAAACTCAGCGACTGGACCCGAAGAGTTGAGCATCCTCGTCCACTCCTTACGGGCTCCAAAGCGATCGAGGAAGCCAGTCGAGTCGTTGAGCAGGTCCTTGATGCGTGATGGAGGCTGATCGGACCATCCGAAGACGAAGTCCATGACTGCCGGGATCTCGACGGTGGCGATACCTGCGGTGTGCGCCTCCATTGCGGCGAAGCCCACACCTGTCGGCAGTGCTTGGAGCCCCTGGACTCCCGGAGTCGAGGCCCCTGACACGAATTGGTGCGAGACCAAGTTGGTGTCGTCCCACACGAGGCTGAAGTCGCGGATCTCGATGTCCTGCACGACCATCTTGGCGCACACCCCGTACTGGTCGAAGTAGTCGGGGAACCAACCGATGAAATCGCCGTTCGGTGCAGCGCAGAACGAGCGCATAGACGCACCCATGAGCGTCTTCACCGGACCGTCTTCGTCGAGCAGGTAATGATCGTTCATGACCGCGCGCAACCCACCGAAAAGGAGGTTCGACTCGTCGGTCGCGGGGACAAACGGCTGGAAGAGGTTGACGATGCGCGGGGTTTGCGATCCGATCCCGTCGCCACCAGTGCCGCCACCCTGGATGATCTCGCCGTTGTCGCCGACGTAGTTCATGCCGTTGACGAGCACGTAGTACGGCCGCTTCGGGAACCACGTCGAGTACTGCACCTGCGGCGGGGTCGCGTTGATGACCTTGCCGGGGCCCTTGCCGCGTGAAATAGCGATGTGGCCAGCGTCGCCTTGGCCCTGCTGGATCACGAGCGCCCCCGGTGTGCGCCATGCCTCTTCCTCGGAAATCAGTCGACCTCCGTAGCCCGAGCGCCCACGCGCGATGAAGTCATCGGACACCATAGATGGCAGGTCATAACCAATGAGACGATGCATGGCAACGACGTAGCCGGAGCAGTCGTACTGATTCGGCCCGAAGCGGTTCGCGGTGCTGTAGGGCTTATTGAGTTCGCCTCGACAAACCCCGAGCAACTCCTGGGAGTTCGGCTTCGGCAACGTGTTCTTGCTTCCACGCCCGAAGTTGCCGATGCCAAGGAATCCACCCCCGCTCTGGTGACCACCGCCACCGCTCCCGGACGCGCCGCCCTTCAACTGGTTCATCTTGGCAACGACCTTCTCAGCGTGCTGACGCAGCGTGAGACGGTTGCCCGCTCCCGGAGCCGGAACCTGATCCCACTTCGACTGATCGCCAGCCCACTGTGGGTAGTACCAAGTCATCGCGACCTGGAGCCAATTGCCGTACGTATCGAATGCCTTCTGCGCCATCCTGCGCGCAACCGCGTCCTGCTCGGCTGGAGAGGCCAGATCGGCTCGTGGTGCGTTGGAGATCCCGTCGGCAGCCTTCCGCCAAGTGGGGTCGATGTACTGGTAGGCCCCACGCGCTCCCCCACGCGCATTGTTCGCCTTGTAATCACCGCCGGACTCAACATCACGAAGAGCCGCCAAGAACAAGTCGATGTCAGTGCCGGAGCCGGTCCCTCCCCCTCCGCCCGTACCACTCCCCTGCCCGTTGGCGAAGAGGCTGTTGAGCGTGAGCGTGGCGTCAAGCGTCACGCCCTCCCAGTCGATGAGATCCCCGGTTCCTTCCTTCAACTTGGCGAGACGCTGCATCATCTTCTGCGGCAGCCCAGCGATGTGGATCTCCTGCGGCCAGAAGGAGACCTTCTTCAGGATCGTGGTCAGGAGATCGCGCGTCCCGGCGTCAGGCTTCTTCGGATCCCAACCATTGTTCGCTTGGGCGAAGGTATAGAGGTTCGAGTACGCGAGTGATCCCGGATCGTACAACCAGAACTTCAGTCGCTTGAGGGTGCACGACGCCGACAGCGTCGGTGAAGTCGGGTACACCGAGTAGTACGGCACCGCGTTGAGATAGCCAGTCATCACGAGCATCCACCGCAGTCGCTTCATACGAATCGCGATGCGGTCGTTTGGAGTGAAGATGGCGTCGTACTTCCGCCGATGGTTCTTGAACGTGAGGTTGGCGTGATGCAGGTCGTTCTCGCTCAACGTCACCGCACCACGCAACAGATCTTCGGTGAGGTCGAGCACACCTTCCCTGTGGGTGGCGACATGCACCGAGACACCCGGCACATAGACGAGCGTCGGCATCAGATCCCCCCTTGCCCAAGCCCCGGAAGGTTCGGGACCTTGATGCCAGGCGAGTCATAGAGGCGGTCCTCGTGACTGTAGGAGCCCCCGAGCGTCACCGAGGCCGGGTAGAAGTGCGGGATCTTCTTGTCGGCGCTCTCAGGCAGCAAGAACCTGGCCCAGTAGGCACTCCCGGGCTCGGAGTGAGCCGTAATGGGCTCATTGGCCCCCTCGAAGGTCACGGGCATCTGGTAGGTGACGGCGGCGTGGTCATCCCCCATCGGGATCGGCG